TTGCAGATTATAACGTGCAACTAACTTTCAAAAATTATATAAAAGCATTAATTATATAGTAATATAATCGTATGACGGATCGTGCCCATAATCGTCAGTGGTCTAACGAAATAAAAGAAAAGATTAAGAATGCAAATGTAGAAGATGTAATTAGTTATTTTGAAGATTTAACTAAAAAATGGGCAATAAATAAATTGGATGTTGTAGGATGTGCCTGCAAAAATTTTAATATCACAGATATAAATGCGATTGACACAAGTTTACTCAGAGATGAAATAGATAATGCAATATTTGAAGCAACTATTGTCTATGGAAAATTTAAAACGACTGTTCCAGAATATGAAAAATATATGAAAACATGGGATAAAATTTATGAAGCAATCTTTTACAGCGAGAGACTCATAAGAGATATATATCTTCTTTATAAAACAACAGAAGAAACACATGACCCATTGTCTAATGAAGACCCGGATATGCTATTTAAATATAGTAGATTTACGGACGATTCAAAGAAAACTTCGTATCAGATGTTTCTTTTATATTTTTTAGAAAAAATTCCTGAAGAAGGATTTACAAAATATGGCGCAAATCTTTATAAACCTATTATAAAAAACGGCAACAATACACATGCATGGAAAAAACACTGCACTATAAAAGAATACATTTATCAACAAAGCGACCACAAGATAAACTTCAATCAATGGAAACATGCTACTGCAAATGGAATTAGTAATATCAACAATACAGAGCGTTATTTTATGGAATATGTAGGTCCGGAATTGCCAGCACTTGTTAAAGACCGTCATCTCTTTGCTTTTAAAAACGGTAATTACATCACTAAATATAATACTGCAGAACCGGGTGACACGCCTGTATATGTAGATATTTTTGTACCTTATGGAACGTCTCATCCATATATTAGTAGTTATTCAGTAGCGTGCAAATATCACGATACGAATTTTGAAATTTTTGAAGACTATACCGACAACTGGTTTGAAATTATGAAACACTGTCCTACATTTAAAAGCGTGTTGGATTATCAAGAATTTCCTGAAGAGATTCAAAAATGGTTGTGTATTTTTATGGGTAGAATGTGTTTTGATATTGGAGAATTAGATAATTGGCAGGTACTATTATATTTACTAGGTCAGGCAGGTGCAGGTAAAAGCACAATTTTAATGAAAATTTTGCAGAAATTTTATGAAGAAGAAGATGTAGGTATCATATCAAATAACATCGATGCAAAATACGGAATCAAACCTCATGTCAATAAGTTCATGGTAATAGCACCTGAGATTGCAGAAAATTTTAAAATGGAACAAACAGACTGGCAGTTACTAGTAGAAGGGGGTAGAAATACATACTCCGAAAAATACAAAAACGACGAAACTATTGATTGGAAAGTGCCAATGACAATGGGTGGAAATAAAATTATGAGATATAAAAATAATTCCGAGAGCGTTTCAAGAAGAACTGCTGTACTAACTTTTTGGAAAAAAGTGCAAGTAACAGATACAGAAATTGACAAAAAACTTACTAAAGAAATTCCTTCTATTCTAAAATTGTGCATTAGTGGATATCACAATGCATTAGCAACGTATGGGAAACGCGGCATTTGGAATATCCTACCAAAATATTTTCATGAAAATAAAGAAGATATGGAACAAACTACAAATTCTCTTCAGAATTTTTTGAAATCTGGTAAAGTTGTATTTGACAAAAAATTATATATTCCAATGAAAGTATTTTCACAAGCATTTAACGACCACTGCAGAGAAAATAATTTGCCTAGAGAACAATTTACAAAGGATTATTACATGGCTACATTTACAAATAACGACATTAAAGTACTATTCCAGGGATCACGAGAATACCCACCTAGATCCGGAGTTCTAGTAAAAAGAACTACTATTTTTGTTGGTATTGATATATCAAGCGACGATAACGTGATAGATGACCCGGAATAAATATTCGTTTTAAATTTGCATTTTTAATGTTTCAAATATATAAAATGGATTTTGACCTGAGCAGTCCTTATTTTATATATTTAATAATTTTATTATGTTTGTGCATAATATTATTTTATCTATATTACAAAATGTATGTAAAATTAAATACGTTTTCAGAAAAAATAAATAAAGTAGACAAGTTTATTTCTGATGTTATATCGTCTGCAGGAGAAAGATTCCAGAATACAATTCCAACTTCTAAGTCTAAGTCAAATGACGAAATGCAAATGAAAATGCCAATGCCAATGCCAACTCCAGTTCAGTCACCAAAAGATACAAACGAAATAATCGAACAATCTAATGAAAATGAAGATTTAAATGAAAATGAAAATGAAAATGAAGATTTAAATGAAAATAATATTCCAGAAGATTTAAATGAATTAAATCAGTAACGTTGAGTGATTTTCGTCGATTAATTTTAAAATTTTTATATAAATGTCGTAGTATTCACATAAATCATTACCTCCAGTAATCATTATACTCCCAGATCTAAATATTAAACACGTTGTAAGACTAATCTGGTCAGAATTTAAAATTTTAACATTTATTGCAGGGTATTTATTAGGGTTAAAAGAATATCTTTTAATATAAGGTAAATTCTTTTCATCAAACATTTTACATAAAGTTGATTGTTTTATGTTTTTATTTATTTTAAAATCAGAATTAATCATACACACTTTTACATTTGAAACAAATGCTTCGCTTTCGAATGCTTTTAATGTAGATAATCTTTTAAAAATTTTTCTTATCGCATATGTAATTGCCAAAACGTTTAAAACACCTGCCATCTGTATTTTACCGTTTGAAAAAATTTTAATAGATATTTTAATCTTAGTTTGATATTTTACCCCCGAATAAAAATGAATACAATTATAAAATTTTTTTTTATTAACGTTGTTTCCATAAAAATCTGTATATTTTTTAATGTCTATTAAACTATTAAAATTGCAGCACACAGTAATCGTAGATATAGTCCATGGTTTTAAGATTGAAAAATTGCATATACTTAATTGAGAATCATCGACAATTCTTTTACATGTTTCATTGAATATAGCAAATTTTTCATTACATATACAATTGCCGTATTTACTTTTAGGATCACAGATTTCACAACCTGACATATTATCCTTTATATACATTCTTTTATATATGCATTTCCTTTATGTTTAATATTTTTTAGCAATAATTTGTCTCTATAAAATGTATATATTTTAGTAATGTTGGGTTTTTAATAGATTCTTTACATGCATTCAAAACAATAATAAATTCTTCGGTCGGATATCTATTAATAAGATAATTAATATAATATATAAATCTTGGTAGTATATTTTCATAAATTGAGTTTAAATCTAATAAATTGTATTTAGAATTGTAATCAAGTTCTTTTATTAAATCATGCAAACAATATGTTATTATATTAAACTCTGTATTTTTAATCATGTTTTTAGTAATTAATTTTTTATTACTAGATTTTCCATAATAATAACTAATTAATGCATTTATTTCATATATTTTTTTATCTGAAATAAGTTTTCTAGTGCAAGGATCTCTAAAATCTCCGGTTTTTTCAAAATAAGACGTGATAGTTTTAAAATCATAGTAAAAAAATACATTATTTATTTTGAATGAAATAAACGGATATACTAGTATATCGTTGCATATCGGACATTCCGCGTTTAAAATTAATTTACTTCTAAATACGCGTTGTATAAATTTTGCAGCATTATAATTATTTAGTAAATCTAACAATTTATCTTTTGTCATGTTTGAAATATATTTGATTTTATATAATTTTGCTATGCGTTTTAACGCCTTTATATTAAAAATGTTAGATAATTTTATAAGAAACATAATTTATATTATAAATTTTTAAAAATTAATAAATTAAAACGTTTAAAAAAATATAATATTTATAAGAATTGATGGCATCATTTAAAATATCAAAAAAACCACTCCACACGGATTCTAGAACTTCAATCTTAGAAAAACACAACACAAAACTTAGAGAAATCGAAAGGGAAAAAGGGAAACTTGAAATATATAAAAAAGAACTTAAATCTTTAAAAAATAAAGATATTTCTTCTAATTCGCATTCTCATTTACATTTACAAAAAATTAAATCTTTAGAAGATAAAATTAACGATATAGAATCTGAAAGAGAGTTAGTAGAATATCTATTTAAAGCAATTGAATTTATTAAAAATATAGATAATACATCCACAGAACAGCAACCAGATGATTCAGAATATTTGGGAGATGTTTCTAAATACATCAAATTGGATTCTAAAAATAATAAAGAGTTGATGTATAAAAATTATATAGCAAAGTGTTTTCCGGAAGAAGGTGGAAATTATATAGATACAATTCAAGATAATTTTAAATGCAAAGATTGTGGAAATAGATTAGTCAATGATCCATCAGTTGGTGTTAATGTTTGCTATATGTGCGGAACAACTCAAAATAATAATGTATCTACTTTGCCAGACTGGAATCATTCAGATACTCATGAATATAATAAACCTTATTGCTATAAGAGAACTAATCATTTTAAAGAATGGATATACCAAACTCAGGGACGCGAAGGAATAAGTATACCAGATGAAATTATAACAGCTGTAATTAACGAAATTAAGAAAGAAAGAATTACTGATAAAAATAGTATCACCTACGATAAAATGAAAGAATTTTTAAAAAAATTAAAACTTAATAAATATTATGAACACATACCACATATAATTACTAGAATTACAGGAGAAAAAAGATTGGTGATAAACAACGAACTTGAAATTAAGTTATTGCAGATGTTTAATGATATACAAAAACCTTTCGAAAAACACTGCCCTAAAACTAGAAAAAATTTTTTAAGTTATTCTTATACATTATATAAATTTTTTCAACTTTTAGAAAAGAATGAATATTTGAAATATTTCCCACTACTTAAAAGTAGAGAAAAAATGTATGAACAGGATGAAATATGGAAAAACATATGCAAAGAATTAGATTGGAAATTTGTGAGCTCGATGTAAATAAAATTATTTAAGTAAGTAAATAATATAATTGAAACGTAAAAATTAGCATAAAAACAGCGCCGCTTAGTGATAATACTCCGAGTAAAATGTACTTTATAATTAATAATAAATAATTTTCCATTGCTGTATTATTTATTATTATATTATAATTTATAATTTATAATTTATAATTTATTTAAATTTAATACATTGCTAGCGTAGCAGCACCTCCTTTGTACAAAATAGTAGTTTCACCTACACATGTAACGTTTACACCTGGCGAAACTAGAGTTGCTGCGGCTTCTACCGGAGCCGTATCAAATTTAAGAGTTAATCTAATGCTATCGAACCGATTTAAAGGCACCGAAGAACCCGAAAATGCAGTAGATGCAAGTGGGAATACATACATAGGCAGTTCCTCTTTACCCAAGTGAAAGTTATATGCTTCATCGCCCATTACGTGCTCTAGAGACAAGGTTTTTCCGGAATAGAGATGAAGAGTTTCTGGAGCTGCATTTTTGAGAAATATACCAGGTAAAACTCCCGAAAAAGACGATGAATTTAATTTAAGTTCCGCAGACATAATATGGGCTCCAGATACATCCCCAGTGATAATAATATGAGACGCGTAGAGCGAAAAAGAATCTAAATCTATAGTTTTTTCTCTACTAGTACCGATTTCGGCTCTAATAGATTGTGTCATTTTAACTCTGTAAGGTAATCCATTGGGAACACCTCTGATTTGGTCTCGTTCTTCTTTACATAACATAAGCTGTTTAGCAAATAATCTAACGCGGTCTATAGATAAATCTAAAACGAGTGTTTTGCCTGATATATCAGCTATTGCAGTAGAAGTTGTAGCGCTAAATCCTGTAACTACGCGTTTGAAAGGTCCCTTATTTGTATAAACTGCTCCATCGTCATTCATTTTTGGATCGGCAGTCGATGGGTCTAGCGAACGATATGCAAAGGCTGTTACAGCACCGAGATCAGCATCAGGTTTAATTTCGTCAATAGAAGTGCTAATTGCAGCAGCAGATGAACTATTTTTAAATATTACCTTAATTTTTACAGACTGCTGCGGAGCAGCCGCCATTAAATACCCATTTTCAGTAATATTGGCAAATTTTTTAAGCGGAGCAGTCAAATCCGAAGATAACGCCGGTATCCATAAAACTACCCTTGCAAATTCCGAAACTGTAGTTTGCGGTGCTAGACGAATAGAAGATACATCCGCATTTCCACCAACGTCTGGCGAGTTAATTCCCCTGAGAAATCTTTCACTGGCTATCGTTTCAGACATACTCTCCGAAATCGATTCTGGTTTACAGGTTGTAGTTATTACTTTTATATCTGCACCGGTTAATGTATGCCAAATTTGCGTACCAACCATAAATTCAACTCTATCAATCAATCTGTATTGAAAATTTTCATCTAATTCAAAATCCGTTAGAATTCTAGTAGCACCTGTGCCATCAAAGGTTGGTTTTATTTTCATTTTTAAATCTAAAAACAGGTCTCCTAGAACGTCTACATCGTTATTAATGGTAAAAATTTTCGATGAACCAAACGTGTTAACCTGTCCGGAACTTCCAGAACTTACCACTTCAACCAAACTTGAACCGTGCAATAACTGACGAGTTGTATCATTTTTAGTCCAAAAAACCGATGCAATGTCCCCAGTATCATTAATCTTATTTGTTACAGCAAGACCCTGTGTTCCAGCACCGTTATAGGCAGCATGAGCAGCAACTGCGCCAGACATATTATATTATTTAATAATATAAAAGAAAATAATTTTAAATTTAATACGTATTTAATTTAAAATTATTTCTGTAAAAGTTAAATATTTAAATCGGGTATTTAATTATTTAATACATAGAGATAGATGCTACACCATTATCATATAAAGCAGTAGTACATCCTACCGCGGTTACGCTAATAATATGTGTTGTGTTACCCACGCTTGTATCATTCGGAGCATTTAAACCAGAAGATATACCTTTAACAATTAGTCGGATGTTGTCAAATCTATTTAGAGGAACCGAAGCACCTCCATATGCAGTTGAAGCAAGTGGAAAAGTTAAATAAACCATGTCGTCGGCGCCTACTGAATGTCCCGATTTATTAGAATAAAGTCCCATACATCCACCGGTTATTTTAAGTATTTCTACCGGTACTTCTCCGGAGAAAGAAGACGAATTAAGCAATAGTTCAACTGTATCTAATCTATAATAAGGAATTGAAGTGATTATCACTAAGTGAGACGCGTATAACGAAAAATGGTCTAAATTAATAGTATGAGTTATATCCGAGTTTGATGATGGACGATATATAGCATTCTGGGTAACTTTAATTCTTTTAGCAATGCGAGTAGAAACTAATTGCTGACGCTCGGCTTCGCACATAACTATATTTTTAGAATATAATTTTACGGAAATTTTGCTGCACTGCGGATCGACAGCAGTTGCTTCTCTTGTATGTACGTTAATTCTAACGAGTTGGTTTGGGGCTGCTGCCATCAGATGCCCATCTTCTGTATGTTCTGAATAAACTTCTAATTCTGATGCAAGTGTTTTAGTTAACATTTTAAGTGGAATCATCGCGACCGAATAAACTGGTACAGCATTATTTGGTATTACAGGTAAAAAAATGGGTTGCCCCTCTGTTTCATTAGAGTAGTGTCCTGATAATTGAAAAGCCAAGTGGTCGAAACATCCAGGTGGAACCTCAGAATGATATAGAGCTAAAAGATCTTCATATTCCAAAGTTTGCCATACTTGGGTACCTACAATAAGTTCTACGCGTGATATAGCTTTCAGTAAATCAAATCCCTCAAAAGTTGGTTGAGCGTCTATAGTTACATTAATTTCTAAAACTAGGTCGCCTATACAATCTACATCATTGTTGATGTCGAAATTTATTATATTTCTGGTTGAACCACCAGAAGTACCCTGAGAAGGAACTTCAACATAATTTGCACCGTGCAATAACTGACGAGTTGTGTCATTTTTATTCCAAAAAACCGATACTATGTCCCCAGTATCATTAATCTTATTTGTTACAGCAAGTCCCTGTGTTCCAGCACCGTTATAGGCAGCATGAGCAGCAACTGCGCCAGACATATTATATTATTTAATAATATAAAAGAAAATAATTTTAAATTAAATACGTATTAAATTTAAAATTATTTTTGTAAAAGTTAAATATTATAGTATATTATTTAATACATCGAAATAGATGCTGCACCCTGTCTATACATAGCAGTGGTTTCTCCAACACATGTGACGCAAACCTTCTTTACTTGAATACCTGTTGGTGCTAAAATTTTTAATGCCAGACGAATATTATCGAATCTATTAAGCGGAACTCCCGAACCAGAGTATGCTCTATTGGCAAGCGGGAATACGTAAGTAATAGTACTAATATGAGGAGTAGTTCTAGAATTAAATTGGTTAACATACAAACCCATAGACTCCGGTACAACACCTGACAGTAACCCGCCTTTAAGTTTACCGCAATAAGACGTGGAATTCAACTTTAACTCGGCTTCGAGAAGCGAGGCATTTAAATAATCTGTGGCATTTCCATCTTGAGCACTGTCGTCTATTATTTGTATAATCAAATGCGAAGCATATAGCGAAAAATGATCACAGTCTAATTCCATGCTTATAAGACCAGTTCCTACTTGAGGAACTTCTTCTTTGTTCTGTGATATCCTGACGCGTTTTGTTAGTCCTCCTGGCATATTTCTAATTTGTTCCCGCTCTTCGTTGCACATTATAATGTGTTTGCCGTAAAGTCTGATATCAGTAGTACCTGTGGCAGCGGTAGTACCTAACATTCCATTGGTACCCATAGTAGACAATTTATTAGTATACACTTTAATTTTAACAGTCTGATTTGGCGCTGCCGCGGTAAGAAATCCACCCTCTGTTACGTTAGAATAATTATTTAACATTGGTCCGATAGTTCTAGTTAGAAGTGGCAATTTGACAATGAAAAACCTATCGTTGGAAAATGTAATCAAACTCGTAACGGTTACTCCGGTATCCTTTGGCATATATGTACCATCGCTATCCGATCCATGAAGACCCAATATAAATTTTTCGTACGCTCCCTGGGATAATTCAGTAGAATTTAATCCAAGAATATCCGAAAATTCAAGAGTTTGCCAAATTTGAGTGCCTGCCTGAAATTCAATTCTATCAATTAACCCTAAAAGACCATATTCTTTTGTTACAGTAATCGATGCACTTGGTGTAACTTTAATAGTTAAAAACAAGTCTCCAATTAAGTCCATATCGCTGTTTAAGGTGAAGATCATATTAGACCCAGCAGATGCGCCATCGCCTGACGATGGAATTTCGATTATCGAAGACCCATGTAGTAACTGTTTTGTAGTTTTGTCCTTGTTCCAAAAAACAGACATGATGTCACCGACATCATTAATACGATTTGTTACAGCAAGACCCTGTGTACCAGAACCGTTATAAGAAGCATGTGCTGCAGTTGCACCAGACATATTATATTATTTAATAATATAAAAGAAAATAATTTTAAATTTAATACGAATTAAAATTGTTTGATTCAATTCAAATTAATTTAGACATACGAAAATGAAACGGCGTTGTTGTTGATTATCTGCAAAGTAGTTCCACATACACACACGTCTATATTAACGTCTCTTTTATACGTGCTCGACGGTGCATAAGCACCGAATACATCGCTATTAAAAAACTTGTTATATACATTTAAAACCAAAGTTTTATTTTTAATTCGTGAAAATGGTATTCCTGCTGTGCTAAAAGCATTATCTGCAAGTTTTAATATATAAAAATTCTTGTCACACATTTTCAATTCAAATTCTTCTTGACTTGAATTTAATGCAGAAACTGAAACATTTCCAGTTGTTTCGTTTCCTATAATTAGTTCGGCACTTTCTAACCACCCATTAAAAACTCCTAAAACATCTGGATTAACTATTGAATAGCTAGCATCAACAAAAGCTGACGAACCATCATATGTTCTAGTGGCTACAGTCAGAGTTGTAAGTGTATCATTTCCAGCTTCGCCCCACGAAGACGATAATTTTCTTGCACCTGAGACGAGAGGGGTAAATACTCTCACGAAACTGATGTCTCGCTTACCAGCTGCGTCGGTACTTATAAATTGTTTAGGACCAGATGTGTTTCCATTTTGAAATATATTGCAATTTAAACAAAACATTATATGGGTTACATTTATATCTACAGAATCAAAATCTACTATTATTTTAGTAGTTCCAGTAATAACACCTGTCGGTATTTTATTAATAAACGCATTTGTAACTGATAATCCTACCGAAGTATTAAGCACTCGATTAACGATGTTTTGCTTCATAAAATTTTTTTCAGTATCTGTTATTATGTGACTTAATATATAAAGATTTGAATCTATAGTAGTTTTTGATGAAGCACCTCCTGTATGCAATAAAGGCAAAATTTCCGCGTTAGTTACGACAGCACTGCTAAGATCGTAATAAGATACAAGTACACTTAAAATATTTGTATAGGTTCCAGTTTGTATTAAACTCCTGTTTTTTGTTTTATTTCTTCCAATAAAAGGTATTGATAACGAAAAATTAAGGGTTTCGCCTACAGCGGTGCCACAACCTACTATACTTCCGGTATCTATGTAACTTGCGTCTGTAATTTTGTTGAATGTATCTTCACTTTTAATTAGAGTACCTAATTCAGAGTAATTTCTCATGTATATATCTCCCGGAGTTATAGTTTGTATAATTAATCCCCCGTGCTTTATTTCAATTTTTTTAATGCAATCTAAAAGTAAAGTTTTTGAATAATAGATGCCTTTGTTTGTGAAAGCACTTGTAGGTGCAGGTATTGTTACCGTCCAACACAGAAGCATGTCGCTTATTGCGTCTACATTATTTGGAATTTTAAAAGTTTCAGTGTTAATAGATCCCGTAGCGCTAGTCGGTAATTCTCTTATGCTTCCGCTTATTTTTGTAGTACCTGAACCGTTTATGTATTTAACAGGGCATCTCGCTATAAAGTCTGAAGTTATCTGTGTAGAACTATCTGCTTTATTTGCTCTGCAAACAGACTGTGATCCAGAAGAACTAAAGGTTTGAACTGCCAAATTATTTATACCCATCTGTTTTATATTATATTTATAAAACAAATTAATTTTTAAAAAAAGTATTCGTTTAAAAAGGGGTATTAAAATATTAATATAAAATATAAAATATAATGTCAAAATTTGAATGTAAAGTCAGTGATTTAAATAATGAAAATGAAAATGAAAATAAAAATGAAAATTCTAATATTGAAACTAAAAATGTAGCAAAACAGGAACTTAAATTATCTTCCGTAAGGGAAGATAATTCAAAGTCTGTAATAAAGGAATTGAGTATTCTAGACAAACTGCTAAGTGAAAAAAATATAAAAATGGCATTTTTGATTTCGTTGTCACATTTTATATTGCACTCAGACCAGGGAATGGAATTTATAAATTCTAAAGTTCCGTCTATATTTATATCCCCTACACAATTAAATATGTTTGGCAAATTTGTATTTGGAATTATAATATCGATTGTATTTATTGTATATTTTTCTTTTTTCCAGGACCCATAAAAGAATCTTTAGCAACTATTCTATTTTCCAACCGTTCTAAAAGATTATTAATACTAAAAGACTGCGGAAGAGACGTTTCCTTAAACTTTGGTTTTTTCCAATTTAGTGCTGCCATTATACCAGTGCTTAATGGAACGTATGAACTTTGATAATCTCTGCAACAACCAAAAATTCCTGTATTTTGTGACAAACATTTTTGGCAAAGACCAGTTGGAGTCATTTTGAAAAAAATGTGGTTATTTGTATGGAATCCCTGTTTATTTTGACAGTATTTAGATTTAGTATAAATTAAATACATATCTTTACCGTTTACTTTTGAAATATTGGCAAGGTCTTCTACATTATATCCCGATGCATGATTTTTAAAGAATTTTTTAATCTCTGAATAAATTACGCTGTTTTTAGAAATGGGTGTAAGGTCTGAATTAGAAATTAAATTTTCCTCTTCTTCATATTCATTTAAATTAATAAATTTAGTAATCTCAGTTTTATCGCTTCTAATACTCGTATCTTTAACTAGTTCTAGTATATTATTTGTATAATAATCTACTATTTCTTTATTAGGAATTTTATCGATGTATACATTTCTAAGTATATATACGCGATCTTCATATACGCGACTATTGTCTGCAATTATGCATTTATCAGAACCAATTAGTCTAAGACCATTTTTTTTATAGACACATTTGTCTATAATTTTTTCCCAGTCATTATCGAAGTGTTCAACTTTTCCAAAAAGTGTCTTAATATTTACTAATATATTACTACGAATTTTTATAGCAGTTTCTACGTCAACAATTAAATCGGGCCAATGAAAGTGAAACCCCTGTTTTATAAAAGTTTTAGTTTCTTTAATAATTTCAATATTTTTATTAGGAACAGTAGAAATACATTTAAGATCTTTAATATTATAAATGTTATATATAACATCTTGAATGCATTTTAAATAGGGTTCTTCGTCTATAATAATTTCAGAAAGTACATCGAAATCAATAAAAAATCTAAAAAAATTGGTTTTTTTCTCCACTAAACAATTCTTGCATTTTATATGCTTTGCATAAAGTTCTTGAAAAGTATTGTAATCCTCCGATAAATTTAGTTTAAATCCTTCCATAGAATAATGCGTAGCTAATGATGTGTCATTTACAATTTTTCCAGTTGAATAAAACCAAATCTTAAGTGGATTATCCATTATTGTTAATTATATATATCTTATGTCTATATATAATTTTAATAAATTCATACTTAGTGTAAATGTAAATTACTGCCACATTTCTCGCATTCCATAATTATATCTCGTTCTACCAAAATCAACATCAGGCACTGTGAAATCTAATCCGTCGGTACTGGGTCCTGCACCGCTCGAGCTCGATCCTGCACCAGATGCTGAAGCAAGTAAAGCTTGTGCCGCCGCCTGTTGTGCCATATATGCTTTTGCTTGTTTAGCAAGTTCTCTGCGCTGTTTTGCCATTGCAGCTGTTCTCTGTGCCGGAGTCATTCCCATGTAGCGAATAGCGTCTGCTGCTGCTCTATCCATTCCGGCTTCTCTTATTGCTTCATATTTGTCAGCAGTTTCTGCGGCTTTTGCTGCACGCCATTTTCGATTTTGTTCAGCAATTTTTCGTTTCTTCTCTATTGCGTATGCTATTCTAGGATCTTCCGGTTCTTCTGGACCCTTACCTCCTCCCATGGGTAAAACTCCGAATTCTGCTCCAGCACCTGGTGGATTTCTCGCAATCATTCCGCGGGCATATCTTTGAATAGTAGTCGCATAAGGGGGTGCTGCTCTATGCCATGGGCGGTCTGGAAAAATAATATCTCCGGCAATTTCTCTACGCATAAGTTCCCGCACACGGTTTCGGCGTAGTTTCCACATCTCACTGAGTGCTTCTTCAATATTTCTACGGACATTTCTTGAATCGGATGTGCTCCTTGTCGGTTGTAAAACTCCGAACTTATTTTTCATTTTATAACTTATTCCATTACGAGTTAATCTAGACTTTAGTTGTGGTATAGTCAATAAAGTTCTTGTGTATCCCTTTTTGTCTTTTCTCAATTTGAAAATAGAAATGTCGTTTTGTGTTGCTAACCCTTGAAGAAACCTAAGATATATTCTAACTTTTTCTTTGATGCACTTTCTTTGACCAGGTTTGCGTTTTGGTCTGTATTTGTAACCAGGTGGGCATCTTACATTTTTAGATTTAATTTTATCGTATTTTGCTTTATCTCTAAGATATGCTTCACTCCCGCCTGGGGGAATATTTAGTTCTACGCGAATATCTCGCAACCAATCATTGTAACTATACGGCGCTCCACGGCTATAACTCATTTTATTATATTATAAATATTTTAAAATATTTTAAATTGTAGCTGCGCGACGTGCTTCTATTCTCAATCATATTCTATTGCCCGGGTAGAAGTAGTGTCTTCGAAGTCTCCGTTACCACCTCTTCCAGTTAACTGCTGCTCTCTATATCGTGCCCTCGCAGCTGCGCGACGTGCTTCTACCATTTCTCTCATTCTCGCAGCTGCTGCCCTCATCTCTGCAATTTGTGCTGCCCACACTGCTGAAACCAAAA